GTCTACACCTATCACATCGGCTACCTGCTGCCGGGTTGCGCCCGTACCCAACATCCTGCGGCATCGCTCCACAACCTCAGTGGTCATTACCCGGCGGCGGCCGCCGACTCTCCCCTGCTCCCTCGCAGCGGCTAAACCGGCACGGGTACGCTCAACGATCAACTCGCGCTCCATTTCCGCCAGGGCGCTCATGACGTGGAAGAAAAAGCGGCCTGCTGGGGTACTGGTATCAATGCTGTCTGTAAGGCTACGAAAGTGAATACCTCTATCCTGCAACTCTGAGACCAGAGTTATGAGGTCACGAACACTACGCCCAAGGCGATCCAGCTTCCAGACCACAAGAGAATCGCCTGGTTTTAAACGACGAATAGCACGCCTCAGCCCAGGGCGTCTGGCGTTTTTCCCGCTCGCTGTATCTTCGAAAATCTGCTCACATTCTGCGCGAGCCAGCGCGTTTTTCTGCAAATCGAGGTTTTGATCGCCGGTAGACACCCGCGCGTAGCCAATCAGCATGTTGTAACCCTTTGAAATGGCTGATTGTAAATTGCCGATATTGTTCGCGTAAACCTGGGTTCAAGCGAACATGGCGAGGGCGGGTATTTAGTTGCATGGGCGAGAAATTACTCCTGTGAGACCGCCGCTAGTGTGGCAGTTTTCTTGTCCGCCCAAAAAATAAACCTGTGGGAGTATAAAAATCTTTGCGTGCCGAAGGCAAGCGACCCTACAACACTGGACTGGGCGCCGGCGTTATTGCAAGCGCTTAAAGATGGGGCCAGAAAAAGGAAGGCTGTGTATGCTCCGGGTATGGAGGACGTATACTACATTTCAAAATTTGATGAAATACTGACTAACCTCGATACCTCCGGTTCTGAATCACGCATGAGTGTTTATGCACTAGTGGGTGACGGGGCTAATCATACCAGATTCTATTCTGATGAGATGACATCACCTGTGATGGAACTTTCCTTATGCCGTTTAATGTGGAAAGGTTGGTCTTTGTCAGGCCCCGGAATTGACTCAACATACGGTATTAAGCTGGGTGAAGCCACATCGATTAGCGCCGTTCGTTTGTCATACATCGAAGATGTTAAGATTGGTTGGTTCAGCAATCCTCTAGTGATTGGTCATATGTGGGATTCTATTTTTAATAACTTGCATATCCAATACTGGGGGAGAAACGCTGTATATATTCAGGAACGCACCAACGATAACTCTAACAATTTAACATTTAACCACATGCAGTTAGAGCCTACTCAATATGCGGGATCTGATACTTGCCGTGGCTTTGTTTGCATGGGCGGCACGACTGCAAACACTAAGCACCATAGCATTAAAATAAATCAGCCTCACGTTGAACCTCGTAACTGGAACTGCCAGCACTTTTATATTTCAAACTGTGTGGGCGTGGTGGCTGATACCCCTAGTATCAATCGCAATAACAGCATAGTAGATGATAATGGTGACGCTCTTGTAGCAAATGCTAACATTGCACCAGCAGTGCGTATTATATCCAGTGTCGGAGTTCATTTCCGCGGTGGACAAATCACACATATTGGACCGCGCGCCGATGATGTGGCTCCGATTATCAAGATTGAGGGCATCGTAAAAGATATCAGATTCAATGGTTACATTGATACAGGGAGAGCATCGGTTGCGAATTTTGCGGGTGGCATTGACTTAAGCAACAGCCCCAACGCATCACGTGAAGTATATTTCGATGGTGCCCCGGTTGGTTCGTTTGCATCTTTCTCAAGCGTCCGAAACATGATGCGCCTGTCTGTAATGGCTAACATACAAAGAACTGTTTCAGCCCTGGCTGAACAGTACTCTATAGCTGGGACTACTGATACCGGTACTGTACTGAAGTTCTTAATGGGAAACACTGCAGACCCGTCAACCGCACCAACAGAAATAATGCGATTGTATAGCGAAGGGTATCTTTATAATAAAGGATATGTATCACCAACGGTGACAATAGCTGCCGGGGCGACATATACGCATATCGTCGGCGCCGGAGTAAACAACCGTCGAGGCGAGTACAAAATTACTGGGCTCGAAGATGATAATACGCTTTTCGGCTCTTTCTTTAACGTGCCTAACAAAGCGCCAAAGCCCACAGGAATTATTGGTGATGGGGTTAACCTTTCTCAGGCGCAGCCTGACTCATCAGTAACAAACAAACTCTGCGTTTACCAGAGTGGGCAGTATATCGTCTTAGAAAACCGTCGCAGCGCATCAGTTACGCTGGCAATTCGTTTCGATTCAGGTATCAGCTGAGGTATTTATGTCTACATTAATTACATATCGCTCCACTAAAACTGTTCAGGCAATGTTGATTAACAGTATTGTCATCAACCAGGATTATACGGCTACCATAACAGATGCGAATGGTAGTGACCTGGTTGTTTCATCAGATTATGTGTTACGGGAGAAGCCAAGGCCAGGCGGGTACTACATGCTGAATGGGGAGGGGTTTGAAAGCTTTATTGATAAGGATATTTTTGAAGCAGATTTCGCTCTCATCTGAATACTTATTTTTCAGATAGCTATTCCTGTCAATTCTGGCTTGTATAGCTCTCACTATGAATTCGCCAGATTGTCATCAGGCTAGGTGGAGATTATGGATTATATTGGTTTTGATACAATTGTCATCTGGTATACTGGGGTAGGTTTCTTTTTATGGACTTTCGCCCAGGTGACCAGGGCGGACGGAACATCGGGGGTATTCAATAACATCGCCTTCCTGCTGCTGTTTGTTATCGCATGGCCTAAGATAGCATGGGTAATCTGTTGTCACATTACAGAAGATATTTTTTGATTTAGGACATCCTAATGCCAGTTATATCTATCATCAGGCATCATCCTTAAACGGAATAATAATATGACAGGTATGGTAGAGAATGTGAACTATACCGATTTTGATGTCATCGAATACATTTACAATAATTTCTTCATATCAATAACCGCCAGTCTTGCACTGGCGGTATTTCATTAGTTAAATTTTTCAACCGCCTCCTCTACCGTTAATCCTTGCTCGAAAAATTCCAGATACGCCATTTTGTAAGGGGCACGTCTACCATGTTCGAGCACATAAGCACATAATTCCTCATACCAGATATCAAATGGCGACATAGCGGGAATATCGCCCCTCTCGGTTAACTCTGAAAAAAACGCATCACTCATAATGCCCCCTTAGTTGTCCAGAATTGTCACGCGCAGGAACCGCCCGATACCGTCAACACTGGTGAGCGTGACGGTTGTCAGTGTGGCATCAGCATTAACTGCCAGAGATACATTGACACCTGTCGCGCCAGTGACAGCGTAGGCTCCCGTGGGCGATGAACGGGCTTCAGAGGTATACAGGTCAACATTAGCGGCCTGTACCACGCGCCTTATCTGAAACGGTAGTTTGAATTTTCCTGATACCCCGCCTGATGTTAGCGACTCAATCAGAAGCGTTCTGCATAACGGAACTGTTGCCTGTGCTGTCGCGGGATCGGCTAATCCTGTCTCCTGGAAACTGAGCGTCAGCACCGAACCGACGCCGGACGTCAGAACCTGGTTACTCTTCGCCCCGCCAACATTACCCCGGCCGTTCTGGAACTGATACAGACCAGTAGTTATCAGGTCAGTTGTGCCTTTATTTCCCCTGAGGATCATTTTCTCGGCAGTGGTAATCTGCCGAAGCGCAGAAATGGTATACCCGGACAAATCACAACCATTGGCCATAAAAGTCATGTCCGTGGAGCCGCCACCGGTTGTCAGTACCCTTTCTGGCGTCAGTGTTCCCTGGCCATCATCATCAACGCCAGTTCGTGTCACGACATTGCTGAGCATGATATAGCTGCCAGCGCCCTCCATGTAAAAATGGGTATTATAGGAGGAACCTGCCGCCGAGGTTCGGCCCGGTCGCTGGGAGAATACATCCCCAATGAGAAAACCTCCGCCATTAAGCACAGCGAAATTCGCCGAGCCATTACGGTCAACCAATTCACCATTGATAATGTTGCCGACTGAGCCATCAGCCAGATAACCCACCCCGGCATTCCACTCATTTCGAATATTCTGGAATAGGTTATTATTCGCGCCATTGCGGAGATAAACACCGTGCCGGGTATTCGCGTTAATGGTGCAGTTAATCAGCCGCGAATCAATCAGGTTATAAACCCCGTCATTGTTTGAGCAAATAGAGGACATGCCAACCTGAACGGAAGTGTAGGCATAGCTACCAATGCCATACAGAAAACGATAAATACCGCAGTTAAACAGCATACCGCCACGTGGCTGGTTTTTCTGATTAAACAGCGGTCTGCTGCTGTCCCTGCCGTCAAGAAGCAAGCCGTAAAAGCGAGGGACGGTTCCCGGCCCAAAAATATAATCAGCTCCTGCCGCTTTTCGAATGACAGCGCCTTTATTGAGAAACGACGAATCGTCCGTAATTGTGTATGGCTTAACGCAAGGAGAAAATGAAATCAACGTTACAGGGGCGGGTACGGTGACATTTCCAGCAAGAATATAAATGCCCTTAACATCATGCGGAAAGAGTATTGATTTGTGACCCTCATCGATAAGAACCTGTAAAGCGTATTCAACATCGACCTCGGCACCAGGGGTGTTGAGCATCGTGTTAATATCCGCACGGGTCATTTTCCTGAAGATGTTATTCTCTGCTAACTCCCTCACGGTGGCGTTATCGATGCTCACCAAAGCACCGCCTAAATCAGCTTCGTCTGAACCCAGGTTTTGGCGAAGCGTGTCACCATCCATCAGAACGAAGTGAGTAACGTCGTTCACAAAGCTAGTTGCATCGGTTCCGGTGGTCGTAAAGCCGACGTCAGTAGCAGCATTCAGGCGGTAATACTGGTTGTTATAGCGGATGTACTGGTTACGAGCACTAAACTGAAATGGACCATCCTCATAGTCGCCAAGAAAAACGTAGCCGGAGGACAGAAGGAATTGCTCAAACCGATTAGCTCTGTCCAGTTGCGCGGCATCGAACTGATTATTTCTTCCGGTGTTCGTCAGGCGCTTTACACCAAGACGGTCAGTATAGAATTCACCGGTGCCAGTAACTTCTTCGTCAAGCTTCGCGCCTGCAAATACCGCATTGCGGATATCGGTACTCGGTACCGGAACCTGCGTCGGCGTTGGGAGTGGAACTTCTGCCATTGTGCATGTCGCCCTTGATAGGCGCACTAAACCCTCAGAAGCGAATCTGATGGTGTGCGCGAAAGTTGATTATGGGTAAATTGAGTCTGAATATTCGATCAGTGATAACGTCTGTGTATCATCACCGTTGGGTTTGGCGCTATCGACGCGCCAGATAGTGGAATTGAGTTCCGAGTCGGTAGCGATGAAATACCGGCTGGGGTTTTGCA